GCAGAGTGGTCGAATGCACCGGTCTTGAAAACCGGCGTACTGAGAGGTACCGGGGGTTCGAATCCCTCTCTCTCCGCAATAAACCTTGAAAATCAAGGTTTTACGCAAAACGTACACGAAAATGTACACGAAACGTCCGAATTTTAACAATTTCGGGCGTTTTTTTATGTCCAAAAACAAGAAAATCCGTGTACACCCAAAACTAAAGAAGCCCGGTTCATCGCCGGGCTTCAACATTGTTCCCCGTGCGATGCAAGGGGCTTTCGCAACAATGTGGTGCAAAGGTACAAAATTTATTCCAAATCCTTGCGCATGGATGCAAGCAACTTGCGCAACCATGCCAATATTGGCTTTCTGTACCGCATGAACAAGACAAGAACGGCAACGATTGATGCGGCGATTGCCCACGTCCATACATTTGAACGTCTGCTTGCCTTTACAACTTCGTTGTGTTTCTTCTCCTTGTGGACGGTCGCTTTGTCCTTGGTCGTGGCGTGGTGTTCCTGTTCCGTTGTCGTTCCATTCTTCACCACGTTTGACCGGATGGCGGTTTGCTTGATGCTTTTCACGCCCTTTCCGCCCTTGATGGTCATCTTTCCGTCCTTGTCAATAATCAGTTCGGGCAAATCCGGCGCGCGCACTGAATCTCCGAAAAAGATTATTTCCGTAATGATGGATTCCCCGGATTCGGTCTTGGTCGTGTCAACGACCTTGCAAGCATCCGCCACCTTGGAAATGTTTTCCGACACACTATCCGCAACAACTTTGTCGGTGTTCTTCTCCAGCTTGCGCGATGTCGAACACCCAAACAACAACAGGGTGGCAGCAAGCAAAATCAACTTCAAAACGTGCTTCATGGGACAAATTCGATTGTTATCTTTTCGCCGTTGTCCATTGCCGCAACGATGTCGGCATAGAGGTGTTTGAAACACTCCAATGAGCGTGTCAACCCGCCCTTGATGGTGTTAAATCCCACCAACAGGCAACCCAACGTGTCGGTGGGTGAATTGCCGCCATGAATCAAGATGCCCTCAAAAGATGGCACGCGCCGGATGTGTGGCATACGTCCGTTGCGTATGAAAGCCGTGTACGTTGGCTTTTTGCTGAACTTTGGGGAAAAATCCAACCCGATTTCGTACTTTCCGAACGGGATGCACGTTTCGCCGTACACCTTGCGTTCGCCATTGTCGAAACGCCCGTTCATATTCAAATCGCGGTTCTTATCTTCCATCGTGTCCACAACTTTGCCTTTTACCACATATCGTTCGCCATTGACGAACAACGACCCTATGGTGTATTTGTCACCAAGGAATCTTCGTTTTACTTTAATTTCCATATCATCGCAACTTTTTGATGTCGTTCAATCGGTTCATCCAGCCGGACAAGAACCGCTTTTGTGTGTACTTCAATAACTCCTTTTCGGTCGCCTTGCGTCCAATCTTCTTTTCGTATGCCGCAACGGAACGCGAAACAACCCCGTTGATGAACTTCACGCGTTCTTTGAATATGGCTTCAAAAAGTTGGTCGGGGTCAGCAAAGTTGACCGCCGACAAGGTTTTGTTGCCAACGATACCATCCGCGACAACGCCAAGCAATGCTTGCGGTTTCTTGATGCCGTGGATGCCGGATGCCAAAGCCCAATCAACAAGGATGTTCGCAACCTTTTGGGAATGGATGTCATCGGCGCGCCACTTGTCCCAAAACATTGTCTTGATGATGTCATACCAATGGGCATCCGAAATGTGCTTCAAGTCCGCCACCGATGGACGGGGCAAACCTTTCTTCTTGCAATACGCTTCATAAGTCGCGATTGTCACGCCTTTGTTGGTTGCGCCGCCCCGGTCGGTCGGGTCGTTCGTAAATCCGCCCTCCTTTTTGAGAAAGAACGGAATAAAGTTCTTAATGTCCGCCATTATCGTTTGTTTTTGGTTTTACATACAATTCACACTTTGGCGGGTCACATGAACCGCCACCACGGAACACGCAAAATGTATTGGCGCACGGAACGCCATCCATCGGCGGCGTTGGCTTGTGTTCTTTCAGTTCGTGCAAGTCAATGTCAAAATGACGTTCGGTCTTGTCAACCATGATGCGTTGGGCGATAATTGCCCATTTCGCATCATTGCAAGACGATTCGTTTTCCAGCATTGACCAAACTTGCCAAAAGCACACCGCCCCGGCTACAATTTGCGGCAAATGCAAAGACACTTCCGGAAACACCATCACGTCCATCAAGTGAACAAGGACGGTCAAGGCATACACCTTGATAAGTGTTCGGAACACGCGCCCGGCATAGTTGGATTTGAACTTTCCATCATTCGCACCGGGAAAACGTTTCTTCACTCTCCGGCTCAACGACCATGCGGTGTAACAATCAGCAAGCACCGCAAGCGTACACACAAAGATGAACGGGAATGTCGGCTTGATGATGGCGAAACACGCACCGAATGCGGTCATCATGTATCTTGCCAAGATAGGAACTATTGTTGAATGAATGTTTGATGTCATAATCGTAAAATCATGTAAAATGAAACATTTTGCCAACTTTCGCGATTGTCGTATCAAACACAACGAAATCAACGGCGGGCAATCCTTGGGAAACACGTTCGGTTTTCCATTGCGATTGCACTTGCTTCATTTCCGACATCAAATTGTCGCTCCCGGTGAACACGGAACGCCGCGTTCCAATTGCCTTTCCGTTGGCATCCTTTTTGAAAAAGTCGCCGTCCGAATCGGGCGTGTCCATAAATTCGGCATTGATGACAACTTGCATTTGCATACGCATACCGGACGCATTCTTTCCCGGAAACTTGGTTGGTTCAATCTTGATTTTCTCAATGACAATGCGGCGGTCAAAAAGTTCTTCAAGGTCTATTCCCTTACCAATTATTGCGTCCGATTCAATGTTAGAATCGCTAAATCGTGGCATTTTCTTCTTTTTAGATGTGTGACAAATCCGAAACGATTTGATTGTCCAAATCTTCGGTAAACTTCAAATATTCCTTGTATTCGGCAACCGCCTTGTCATCCGGCGCAATGCCCATGATGTGCTTGTTGTACGAATTTACAAGGTCAAATTCCGCCGTTTCGTCAATGACTGAACGGATGAACACACGCTTCAAGTTTGCCTTTGTAGGCTTCGCGAACGTGCGGACTTCATAACATGACCAACCAATCGGGCGGGCTTCCTTTTCACCCTCCGGAATGGCTTTTTCTTCGGCGATGTTCACACGATAAATCACCGACCCGTCATTGTCCTTTTCCAGCACGGCGGGCATACCATGCGCAATGTCATAATGCGCGTTTGGTTCGATTGAATTTAATTTCATAAGGAAACGATTTTGAAAGTTTGTCGAATAAATGAATTGAATCCGAATACTTGCACCAACCCCACCAACTGCAAATGGCTTGCTTGTAAGCTGCCATTGTGGGTTGTTTCTTGCGCTTGTTGAGTTTTGCCACCCGGCGGCAAAGATTTTGTTTTATAGACTTGCGCAATAAAGTGTGGTCGTGATAGAACACGAATCCAAGGAAATCAATTCCGCGCGCGTCAACCGGGAACACTTGATGATTGCGTTTCACTTTCAGTTGCAAACGCTTCATATATGCCCGTATGTCACGCAATAACGCGTGCAAGGATTCCTTGTCCGGTGCAAGAACAACGATGTCATCGGCATAACGCCAATAATACTTCACGCGCTTTTCTTCTTTCAACCAATGGTCGAAATACGCCAAGAAAAGGTTTGCAAAGTATTGGGAAAGATAGTTGCCAATCGGCACGCCGTTCAAGGACGTTGCCACCAGTTCCCCGGTGTTCGGGTCGGTGACAAAATTCCGAATCGGAATGTCCGTGTTGATGTTGGAATCAATGATTTCATCCAGCAACGCCAAAAGGCGACCATCTTTTATATTCCGCCTTACCACATCTTTCAACACTTCATGGTTGATGGACGGGTAAAACTTGCGAACGTCAATCTTCAAACAATATTTCGTGCCGACCGGGTCTTTTCTCAAAGCCTTTTTCACGCTCATGGCGCACGCATGAATGCCGCGTTCCTTGATACATGAATATGTGTCGTGTGTGAACACGGACACCCATATTGGTTCAAGAATGTTCATCACCGCATGATGCAAGATGCGGTCGTGGAAATATGGCAATTGATAGATTTGCCGTTCCTTTGGTTCAAAAATTGTGAAAACGTGATATTGGGATGTCTTGAAAGTTCCGTTTTTCAAGCTCTCATGCAATGCAAGAATATTCGCTTCCCTGTTCTTGTCGTGCTGCTGCACGCCATAGGAATGCAACTTGCCCTTGCGGGCTTTTTCGTCCGCAAGTTTCAAGTTATCAATCGCGATGACCTTTTCATAAAGGTTTCCAATTCTTTTCATTCTTGAAAGTTTTTTTGTTTGCTTGAATAATAGGATTCTTCGGGCTTGCGCCCTACCAAAACCGTTCAACATATTCTATTTTTTGCCGCCGGGCTTCCTTTCCCGACTTATCATCCCCGGATGGGATGATTGGCATGGTTTCCGATTAGCAACTATAATATTTTACAAGCATAGCTGAGAACCGATATTCGCATTCGCATTCGTAGGCGTGTTATTCGCATTCGCGCACACGAACCCCGCAGCATCCTTGTCATACACGAACCAAGGAAACCACTTGTCTTGATTCCAATCCGAGAAATCGGGTACAAATCCATCTTCCTTGTTCCATGCCTGTGCGATGGTGAACAACTTGTTTAAGGCAATCAACGCTTCAATGTGCTTGGGGTTGATGTCGGTCACAAGTCTTGCGACATCTTCAAGCTGGACAACGTTTCCGGAAAGAATCTTCTTTGCAACGGTAAAGTCCGCGTTCGGCTTGCCGCCAAGGGCTTTTCTTGCGCTCTCAAAGTCCGTGATAACTTCGTTCACTTCCGTGCATTCAACTTCTTCAAGGGCGAAATCAAACGGCGACAAATAATCGTCATCGTCAACGTCCAAATCTTCGTTGTGGTCGCAAATGTAGTCCATCAAGGTTTCCCCGGCTTCTTTGCGTGATTTGTGGATGGCTTGCATTTCGCTTTGCTCGCTTCCATCCGCGTTTTTGATAATGTACTTTTTCATTTTTCTTTGTTGTTAAAATGGTGACTTGTTGAAATTGATAGTCATTCCCGAACGGGCAACGGTGACAACCTTGTGTGTCAAATCCGCGATTCTTTGCTGGAACTCAACGGCGTTTGAATTGCCATCGGAAAGGTGAATCAACACGATGTTGTGGACTTCTGAAAGGTCGTTCGCTTGCAATATTTCCTTGCACGTTTCAAAGCTGCAATGGCTTTTCATCGTTCTTGCCCGCAACTTTGCCGGAATTAGCCCGGCTTCCACGTTGGCATCCAAGATGTCTTGGCGATAGTTGCATTCAATAAGAATGTTGTTCAAACCATCGAACGTGTATTGCAGATAATATGTGTCGGTTGCGAATAACACCGTGCCACATTCGGGATGTGCTATCAGATACCCGAAAGGCTGGGCGGCATCGTGTTCGGTGTCAAATGGCAAAACACCGAAATTTCCTATCTTGTGCAACACGTTTTCGGTCATGGCGTGTGCCAATGGATGCGATGCCAACCCAAGGGCGTTTCTTGTACCATCCGACATATAACAAGGAATCATGGCATCAAGGCAACGTTTGACGTGCTTTGCATGGTCGCCGTGTTCGTGCGATATGATGCAAGCCTTGATTCGTGTGATGTCGAAATCAACCGCCTTTTGTACGTTCTTGAAAGCGATTCCACATTCAATCATCAACGCTTCCTTGCCGTTGTCAAGCAAGTAACAATTGCCCTTGCTGGATGAACCCAATATTTTCAATTCCATTTGCCTTTCGGTTTAAGTGATTAAAACCCCGGATTTGGGTCGTTATTTGCGTTTTCCGCCACTTTCGCGTTATCGGTGGGCGTTTCCCTTGCCGCGTTATTATCGTGGTTTATTTCGCCCGTTTCCTTGTCAACGACTTGGGATGTTGCGGATGATGCTTCAATAACGATGTGTTTCTTGTTGGCGTGGTCGCACTTGTCCTGTTCCACTTCGTCCTTGATTTCCACATAATCGGCATCCTTGATGCCTTTTTCTTCGGCGGTGTACATCGCGCCCAATTGCGCCGGGAACGCTTCGCGCAAGGCTTGAACCTTGGCAACCTTGGAAATCATCGTTGATGGCTTTTCTTTCCAAACCGATTGTTTCTTGTCGTATTCATCCAAGCGAACCTTGGCAACGGTTGGATAACGGCGGTCGGAACGATAGACTTTTGCCCATCCGCCAACCAACTTGTCGTTGTCGGCAAAGAAACAACCCTCCAATTCAACGACCTTGCCATCACGAATGACGATGATTCCGGCTTCGATGCCCTCATAATTTTCGCAAGCATCGGCGCGCTTCAACAACGCTTCCTTGCTGACAACCATTGTCGCGGGCGTTGTGCCGTATTTGACAAGGTAGGCTTCACCCAAGAACGGGTTAAGCTGATTGAACTTGCAAATGCTTATGAACTGAACCAAATCTTGGTCGGAAACCTTGCCACCGCCTTTCACCAAGTAATCGCGAACGATTTGATAAGACAATCTTACGTCTTGTCCGGCGACATTGTAATTGCAAACGCCCTTTTCATTGATAGGGGCAATTGCTTGTTGTGCTGAATCTGCCATAATGTTATTATTTTATTGTTAATTTATTGTCGTTTGTCACGACAAGGTTTATAACTTGTGATTGAACCGTGATGATTTCGTTCACCGATTCGCGGTTGTCAATGAATATCGGCGCACATACACCATAGAACGCGCACAAGGCGTTGATGATGTCAAGTCCGGCATTCACTTGGCTTGCGGTGTTCGCGCTGCCATACGGAACGCCATTGCATAATGGGATGCACGTTTCAACCGGATTGCCATCCAAGGTGTAATCGAACAACCGGAAAGTCACGAAATGGAACTTGGCGTTGATGCGCTTTTCGCATTCCAAAACCTTTGTCTTGTTGAATTGTTCAACCGTGTATTCATCGCGTTCGATGTCGGCGATTTGCTGGGCGACTTCCTTTCCATGCGCTTCAAGGTCGGCAATCTCGTTGTTGCATCTTTCGATTGCGCCACGCTTGGCAAGACGGGTTGAAACATCGTTGCGTTTGGTCATCCATTCTTTCTTGGATGCTTGCAACGCGCTTGTGTCAACGCCCGTGTTGTCGGTTGTGATGGTCGCCTTGATGTCGGCAATCTGCTTTTGCAGTTCCACCCATTCCGGGATATTATCGGGGACAACTTCGGCGGTCGCCTTTTCCGGCAAGGTTTCAAGCGTTGCTTGTGCGGATTTTATACGTTCATCCAATCCGTTGTTTTCCTCGCGATACGCGTCAACGGACTTTTGCTTTTCGGCTGCATCCGCTTCAAGTTGCGCAATCTTTTCGCCAAGGTGCTTTCCCTTGTTCGTGATGTCGGTCAAGTTGCTAATCTTGGCTTTGTCGAAAACGTCCTTTGCTTTCGCAATCATATCATCCGGCAATACTTGTCCGCAATGTGGGCAAGTTGTTTCGCCGAAATACTCCTTGGCGTTCTCCTTGTGCCATGATTCGCGCAACGTGTCTTGTTCTCCCTTGCACTTGTCAATGTCACGATGAATGCGGGCGATGTCAACTTGTATTGTGGCGCAATTGCGCTTGTTCGTGTCAAGTTGTGATTGCAACGTCTTGATTTCGTTGGCAATCTCGCGGCGTTGTGCGTTGGCTTCAAACGCGGTATCCTGTGCCTTTGTCTTTGCGTCAAACACTACTTGTTGCGCCTGTGTGGTCAACTCGTTCACGCGGGCTTGCTTGGCTTGTTCCGCTTCATATTGCTTGCGAATCGCCTTGTTCACATCTGCAATCGCGTTGTCGGTGTCGGCGATTTCCTTGTCAATGTCGGCAAGCTGGGATTCAAGGGCGGCGAAATCTTCCGGTTCGGGCATCATCTTGTGCGTTTGGTCAATGCGCGGTTGAATCTGCTTCAATTCCTCGTTCAAGCGTTTCTTGCGCGCTGCCATTTCCTTTTTGTAGTCCGCAAGCGACTTGCCGGATATGGCATCCAACAACTTGACAAAATCGGGGTTGTCCGCGGCGATTTCTTCATCGGTCACACTTCCGGCAAGCTGGAATAATTGTTCACGCTGCAATTGCCACTTCATGCCGACAAAGAACGCCGGATTGGTTATCATCTTGAAAACGGATGAATCAACGATGGCTTGAATGCGCTTGTCATACTCGCCGACATTGACCGGGGTTTCGTTCCACCAACATTCCGTGTGGTTGCCCTTGTACACCTGTTCAACCTGTCCGCGTGGTTTTACCCAATCTTCAACGAAAGCGCGCTTCAAGGCGATTTCTTCACCATCCACGATGATGACACCCGTCACGCTACATTCGCACTTGTGCAATTCTTCGCCGTTGACACGGGTCTTGATTTCATAATCCTTGCGGTCGTGCGCGTCCTTGCCGAACAAAAGCCAAATGAACGCGTCAAAATGTCTTGACTTGCCAAGTCCGTTTCCGCCGGAAATGGTCGTGACATCCGGATTGAATGTCGTTGTCCGTTCCTGTTCACCCTTGAAATTGCAAAGGGTGATGGATTTTAATGTTACTTGTTTCATTGTTGCGATATTATTTATTGTTGAATATTTGTAACGCTTTGTTGGCATCCACAACGATGATGCGCCCGTGCTGGGTTATCGCGTCATCTATTCGCCCGGATGCCTTGATTCGGTTTGCCGTTGTCATGCTGCAATTGAATATTTGTGCGATTCCGGCGATACCATACACAAGGCGTTTTTCTTCTTTCGGTTGCGCTTGTGTCGCTGGTGCTTGCGCCTTAGCGAACAAATCCATCAGTTGCCCAACGGTTAAATCAATGATTCGTGTGTCGCTTGTAATCTCCATCATTTCGCTTCCTTGTATTCTTTAAGCAAAACCCGGAACATTGCGCGCCCGATGATTCCCATCAACGCAAACATGATGATATAGAAGAAATCACTTCCGGCGATGATGCAACGAATCATTGTGCCAAATCCAAACAGGACGATGAACACGGCGAAAACATCCTAAACAGGGATTTCAATACTACAGGGCCAAACCAAAAATGGTGTACAGATGTTACAGAAATCAAGGTTCCTACAACTGGAGAGAAGCTATTCATATCTCCAATGATTGATCTCTATGACAGGTTTCCAGTGGCTTTAGAGGTGTCGGATAGAAATGATGCAGCTTTAGCTAATCAGACATTAGATAATGCACATAATGCATACCCTGAAGCAGCGCCACTTGTACATTCAGGCAGAGGATTCGCCTATAC